GATTCTCACAACTTGGTTTTTCGTTTCTTGGATAAGCCCATAAATTGTTATTTCCGTATTTTCCACCGATTGTATGTATATAACCTTCTATTAAAACAACAAAATACGGTTTTTCGTTAATTACAGTATCCCAATTCATTTGACGCATTTTTAGTCTCGAAATATCTGTAGTCCTGTCTATTAACTTGATTATTGACATCTGATGCCCTCCTTTTTCATACATTCACCTCAAACTCTTTCTTGCAATTACTACCCTTAC